ATCGAGTGGATCAACGATGTAACGCTGCACGTCGACGATACCGAAGTGCCGTTTCCTGCGAAGGTGGTCAGTGATCTGAATGACCAGATCGAGCGCCGTGTGAAGCTGATTCAGGCTGAGTATAGGCACGAGATGGAGCACCAGCGGCAAGAATCAATGGGGAGGCTGTAATGTATCCAGACGACGGCGATCTAGTGAATAAGGCGTTGTGGACGCTGGCCGCCACCTGCGTGGCGTTCGGTGTAATACTTGGCCTTTTAATTGCGTATTTTTAACCAGAAGGAGAATGTTATGACTAACGAACGAGAGAAAAAAATCAGATTCGCTGTGGCTGATCTGAGTGTGCTGCAGGAGGCGTATCCCGAACTTGTGACAGAGGAAACCGTTGTGCACAAGGTCGTGGATAAAAAGCGGCTGTATAAGGTCATCAAGTTGAACGCCGAGCTGGGTCGATCCACGCCGGGCATCACGATGATCGAAAGCGCGGAGGTGGCCAATGCTTAAGATTCACGAGGAACTGCTGCAGGGGTCGGATGAATGGCACGCCGCTCGCCTTGGCCTGCTGACGGCCAGCGAGATGAAGCACATCATCACGCCTGCCAAGCTGGCCTATGCACAGAACGATAAGGAGCGGTCGCACCTGTACGAGCTGCTCGCCCAGCGGATCACCGGGTGGGTTGAGCCGTTCTATATCAGCGACGACATGCTGCGCGGGCAGGTGGATGAGATCGATGCGCGTGCGGTGTATGCCGCGAAATATGCGCCGGTCGTCGAGGCGGGATTCATCACGAACGACAAGTGGGGATTCACGCTAGGCTATTCACCCGACGGCCTTGTCGGCACCGATGGCCTGATCGAGTGCAAATCGCGCCGGGCAAAATACCAGATCGAAACGATCTTAGCGAACGAGATGCCGGGCGATTATCTGATTCAGGTGCAGACCGGGCTGCTGGTGAGTGAGCGCAAATGGTGCGACTTTATCACCTACAGCGCCGGGCTGCCGATGATGACGCACCGTGTCTATGCCGACCCTGTGGTGCAGGAGGCTATCGTAAAAGCCGCCGCGCATTTCCACAGCAAGCTGGACGCGATGCTGGTGACCTATAACGACCGACTGAAAGACGCAACCATGCGGCTGATTCCTACGGAACGCCGCGCACATGAACAAGAAATGGAGATGACAGCATGACAACGATGGCAGACACAATTGTCGCAAAAAGCGACCAGCTGAACAGCGACGACCTGATGGGTCGGTCGATCACGATCAAAATCACCGACGTGAAGGTGATGATGGCCGAGCAGCCGTGCATTATCAGTTACGAAGGCGACGGCGGGAAGCCATACAAGCCGGGGAAATCCATGCGCCGCGTGATCGTGCAGGTGTGGGGTGCTGATCCGGCGGTGTATGTCGGTCGGAGCCTGACGCTATACCGCGACGCCGAGGTTATGTTCGGAGGCGTGAAAGTCGGCGGCACGCGAATCAGCCACATGAGCCACATCGACCGCCCGGTGACGATGGCGTTGACGGCCACGCGGGGCAATAAAAAGCCGTTTACCGTGCAGCCTCTTAAGCCAACGGCAGCGGCACCAGCCGAAGTCGACGTGCCGGAGCTGCAGAAGCAGGGTCGTGACGAGGCCATGCAGGGCACCGACGCATTGAAGGCGTGGTGGACTGGCATCGGTGGCGCTGCGCAGAAAGCCATCGGCGGCGCTGCGTTTCTGGCCGAGCTGAAACTGATTGCTTCACCACCGCAAACAACGTCGGGCGATGATGAAGAAACACAATTCGACGTTTAACAAGGAGGATAAAATGTCAGTAATTAAACAGGGCGCTCGAACCTTAGCAGAGGTCGGGGCGCAGTAGCACCTGAACCGTTTGCTATGCGGTCGGCCTCTGCTTTTAATCATTTAACGTGCGAGAACAACATGAAACCAGAACAATTCAAAAAAGCACGCAAAGCGCTAAAAATGTCGCAGGTGTCTATGGCGGCGGAGCTGGGCGTGACTGAGCGCTGGATTCGCCGCCGTGAGCGCGGTGAGCAGCCTGCGCCGTTGTGGTTGCAATACGCCGTGATCGGCTTGCTGGTCGGTGCTGCGGTGCGTAATAAAATGCGCGCTAAGTTTTTCGTTTGACAGCCGGACGCCTTGTCCTGTATGACTGCCTGACTATTAACCAGAAAGGAACCTCTCATGAAACAGCTTCTAATCGTCACCCTCACCTGCACTGCCGCCATTCTCAGCCTCGCGCTGGTTGCGGAGGCTTCGCTATATCACGCCGACATGCGCGAGTGCATGAAGGAAGCATCTCGCGCCGATTGCGAAAGCGTGCTGAAATAGAATGCAGGCCGGGAATTCACTCCCCCGGTTGAGAGCGCCCGGCTCCGTGGCGTGCATATTACGGGCACCCTTAACCTTTCAATATGGAGATAAAAATGAACGCAGAACTTTCCTTAATCACCCCCACCGAAATCGTCACGCTGTCGTCGCTCGAGCACCAGCTTGTTGCCATTAAAAAAACAAACGCGGAGTTTGTGTTCAATTATGCCGACAAGGACGGGAACAAAGCCGCCCGGTCGCACATCTACAAGCTGCGCGAAACAAAGGCCGCGATTGAGAAAGCCGCAAAGGCTGAGCGCGAGGATGCCATTGCCCACCAGAAGCGCGTTATCGCCAAGGAGAAGGAGCTGGTTGCGGTCGTCGTGGAGATGATCGAGGTGCATGATGCGCCACTGCGCGAATATGAGGCAAAGGAAGCCCGGCGCAGGGCGGAAATCGAGGCGCGGATTGCTGCGATGCGCCCTTGCGCGGAAACGTTGGCAACGGCAACCTCAGCAGCGCTTAAGGAATGGATGGCGACGCTGGAATCCACCGACACCACTGTGGGGTTCAAAGAGTTTAGCCACGATGCGTTCGCCCAGCGCGTGGTGAGCATCGATCTTCTGCGCGCTGCAATCGCTGCCGCCGAGAAACGCGAGCAGGACGCGGCAGAGCTTGAGCGCCTGCGTGCGGAGGCTGAGGCGCGCCGGATCGCCGACGAGGCTGCGGAGGTTGAGCGCCTGCGCGTTGCTATGGAAGAAGCGGCCAAGGTCGAAGCCGCGCGGCTGGCACAGGAAGCGAAAGAAGCTGAGGCCAAGCGTGCGGCAGAGGAGCAAGCTCGCATCGCTGATGCGCTAAAAAAACAGGCCGAGAAAGCCGAGGCCGACCGTTTGGAAATACTCGCGCAGGCCGAGCGCGACCGTGATGCTGCTGCACAGGCTGCCCAGAAAGCGCTGCAGGAGGCCGAAGCGCGTCAGGAGGCTGCCCTTGCTGCCGAGCGTAAGCGTGTGGCTGATGAACAGGCCGCAAAAGAGGCCGAGGAAGCGCGCAAAATGGCAGACCTCGAACACCGCAGAACCGTTCACAAGGCCATCGTCGCAGCGATGATTAATGTCGGTGTGGTGAGCGAAGACGAGGCTAAGGCCATTGTGGTCGGCATCTGTGGCGACCTGATCCCGCACATTAAAATCGTTTACTAGGGGGCAGCATGAGTGACGCGCGCATCGATTACAGGCCGGAGGGTGGTGTGCTCTTATCGGCGCTTCTTTACGGCAAATGGAGCGAGGCTTGCCATATTGCTGTGTGCGCATCAGGTGCCGGACACAAGGTCGAGATGGATGCAGGGTATGTTCCCGGCGCTTATCCGATCCCACATTATTATATTAAATGCGAGGAAGCATGAGCGATAAACCAGCGAGCGAGAGTGAAGCGGTGGACTACGAGGCTCTGGCTTACGAATGTCTAGGCTGGCTTGACTTTGCTACGCTTAAACTTCGTCACAATTCCGACTGGATGGGCAACATGCGCGATAAAACAACGGGCGAATGCTACTCATGGCAAGAAGGTATGGCGCGTACAATGGAGAAATTCCCCGATGTTGAGATTGATAGGCGTGCAATCGAAGCGCAATATCTTCCAGCAAAGGAACGCCGCAAGGTGATGCAGCAGTTGTGGGAAGAACAACGCAAAACCCAAGGAGAGCAAGCATGACCACTGACACACAAGCACTAGCCGCCCGCCTTGCGCGGTATGCGGAGTTGGAGATAGACGAATCTACGGAAAAAGCGATGCACGAAGCAGGGTCGGCGGCCTCACTTGAGGTTTTCAATAAAGATTCAAGTATGCTGGCCACTCGCGAGGCGCACAAAGCATATTTGATTGTGGCGGGGAAAGTAGTTCTTGAGCAATGCGCCTCCGACATCGCCCTCATGCAAGGCGTGATTGCGGAGTTGGTGGGGGCTGGGCAACACATGCAAGCCACACTGGATTCGATTGCGTTTAGGGATGCAGCGCACCACCGCCTGCATGATACCCACCCAGCGTACAATAATCTGGTGCAAGCCATCACCCGCGCAGCGCCGCTGGTAGCAAAGGGAGGCAACGATGAGCGATGAGATTGATAGGATTGTAACCGATGCCCTCGCGCCATTTACCGCAAAGAATAACCCCGCAAGCCTCTCGCCAGTTGATTGTCCCTCTGGGGATGGTGATGCTCAAACTGCCAGCATGAGTTCACATGCTGCCCCTGAGGACGCTCAGGATGGGGGTGTAAAATGAAATATCTTCTCCTAATCCTACTACTCACCATCACCGCCTGTGCGCCGTGTGACTCGATGTTGAACCGTAACACCGTATGCAGGGGGAAGTGATGCAACAGCTAGAGTTCATCGCCGTGTGGCTGCTTATCGTGGCAGCGCTAGGTGCTTTTTGGGGGTGGGTGTTGTGAGTGATCGTTCAGGCGCAGAAGATTCCGACCACTGGCAAACGCCGCAATGGCTGTATGACAAATTGGATGCAGAGTTCCACTTCGACTTTGACCCATGCCCGATTCACGCAAATTTCGATGGGCTGAGTGTGCCGTGGGGGAAGTCGAACTTTATCAACCCGCCATATAACCGCACAGATAAGCCGCGTTTTATTGCGCGGGCTTATGAGGAGTGGCGGGGGGGGGCAACATGCGTGCTATTGATTCCATCCGCTACAGGTACGGCACAATTCCACGATCTGATTTTACCCTACGCCGAGATTCGCTTTCACCGTGGACGCATCACATTTGTTCCAGCAGAACTGCCGCGCAATGCGACCGAGAAAGAGATACGGGCATTTGCCAAACAAACTGGACGTAAAAGCACCAAAGGAAAACATGACAGCATGATCGTTATTTTTAGAGGCAAGCCATGAAAACCCTCCCATCCATAGGCGTTGGCATTTTCGGTGCGGTGGTCGTGATGAGCGTTGTCGCGGCTGTGGGGTGGATGCTGTCGGAAACGAAGGGGAAGAATTATGAACTACCAAAGGGGAGAGGGAGATGAGTCAACTAAAGCTGTGGGAGCATACCGAGTCATTAAAGCATTATCTGCTCGGTCAATTTCCGCTAACGGTTGGCAAATACAAAAACAGGGTGAAAGGATTACTTAGGGGGCGAGATGCAACAGGGGTTAGGCTGGACTGCCACCACGTCCCGCATGACGGAACCAGCTACATCGAACGGGAAAGCGGCATCGTGGTTGCCATACCGGAGGACGTGCATAGCTGGTTGCATAAAGTAAGGGATAGAGCCGCACGCAACGAGGAATTAAAGCAGCAGGTCGAGAACGATTATGATTTTATCAGGGGCATTATGAAGAAGCGGGGATATAGCGACGAATTGATTGACGAGTCCTTGCAGCTTGTCCACCACGGCAACGAACATGCCAGCTATCGAAACCCATACACCGGGCAGCGCGTTACGGTGAATCTGTACAAGAACGAGAGGGGTAAATGACACTAACCATCCGTCACAACGTCTGGCATGGCTGCTGGTATATCACCGATGGCGGCACGAAGCTGGCTACCTGCTTTAATGAGGCGGAGGTTGAGGCGTTCCTAGCCTATCGACGTAAAACTGCTAAGGAGAAGGAAGCCGCATTGCAGGAATCCTTAGCCAAGCATGCCAACCCCGAAACGGGAAAAATAGAAAAAAATAACAGGCGTTAATGCTTTCTTAACTATCCTGTGCTATATTGAAAATGTGCCCACTAGAGGCAGACCGCGTGGGGAGGGGAGCTTAACGGCTCCCTTTCTTTATCTGATCCACGATTCCCAGCCGTCCAGCAGCGACTCGCGCCCGGTGACCAGCGCGCGCAGCTTGGCCTCGCCTTCTGGTGCTAGGCAGCTCGATGCGCGCTTGTCGGTCGGCTCGATCCATACGGGGAGGTCGCCATCCGTTACTGCCCCGCGCTTTAATTCTGCCGGTGGCTGTATCAGTTCGCCGATCGGGATTTTAACCTCGCGCGTGACCACGACAGGCTCCGTCGCTCGGGGAGTGCAGGCAGTCAGCGCCATGATGGCCAGAATCGCGGCTATTGCAAAAAACATTATTCTCATTGGTATTCCCTCCGCGTCCATGCGTTCATGACGTCCACGCCTGAGCCTTTGACTGCCGGGCGGGCACGGCGCACGGATAGTGCAGCACGCACGCGGGCATCGGCTGCCTGCTTATCGGCCTCGGCCTTCGTTTGTAGCGCTGTGATCGCGGCGTTCTGTTCGTGGATGGCAGCGGTGAGCGTAGCGGCGTTTGCGTGTGCCAGGGCTAGGTCTGCCTGCGCCTGCGTCAGGATCGTGCCCTGTGCCTCGTAATCGGCGCGCCAGAGGTGAATGCGCACCTCTTCCCCGGCGATGCAGGCGAGCAGGCCGAGAATGACATACAGGCTGATGCGTGGCGTTAAAAAATTAAACAACATAATGGAGCCCCGCTAAATAGCCGCCGTTTGATGCAATACGCGAGAGCGCCTGCTTTCTTCCACCAAGGTGGCGGTAGGATACATGCACCCACCCGGCGGCTGGATTATCGTGCCGCAGATATTCTGCGATGCACTGGTCGAAGTCGGTGTTGGCGACGATCCACTTGAACAGGTCGTCATTCGGCACGCCTTTGATTTCGATGTCTGCTGCCTCGCCATAGAGGTGCTGCGACTTGGCAGCGCCGCCAGCGTTACGATTTACAGCGGCAGAGCGAAATGCGCTATTCACGGACACAGGTTTTCCGAAGTGTGCGCGAATGATTTCGAGCTTGCCCGCTAAAAAACTGAGGGCGGATAGCTGATCGGCGTTTGGTTTATTCGGGAGGCCAGAGTTCGTGACCGTCATTTCGTCTAGTGAAAAATGCGGTGTGAGCTGCATGGGCGACTCCTTACTGAAAGAAAATAGGCTTTGCGTGCTTTAATTTTGCTTTGTATATGCGCAGGCCGATAAAAATAAAAGTCACGCCGATGCTAGCTGTAATCCATAGCTGCGAGTTAAATGTCGGGTTGATCGCGTTGGCTGCGAATCCGAGCGCGGTCGATGCTAGCCCCTTCTTAATCAGAACCCCGTCACGCACATGCTGTGAGAAGATTGCCGCTGTAATCCCACCGAAAGCGATGAAGCTGGCGACTGCGTTCAGAATGTACAGAAGCATGATCTAGACCTTTCCCGTCGGCTTGCCAATTTTTGGCATAATATATTCTTTTAATAATGTCCAGAAATCGGCATCGTCACCAAAACGGCGCACGCTTTTTAGGCAGGCTGCGCAGATATTCAGGGCGAAAAACCCGACTAAATATGCCGACGCCTTATCGCTGATGTGCAAGTATTCGTTTACTAGATCGGCCAGCGCATAAACCGCGCCCAATCCACCGAAGAATGAGGCCACCCGCTCGCGCCATGTTTTAAGTTCTGTGAAATAGGCTGATGTGGCAGCCCCCAGCGCTCCGGTGATTAGCGACCCGTTTGAAGACAGAAATTCTGCCAGCCCCTGCGGTGGTGTCGGTTCCATTTTTTATCCTCATAAAAAAAAGACCACCCGAAGGTGGCCAGTGGGGGCAAGTAATTATTCGGCAGGGATGAAGACGGTATCGACATAAAGGTCGCCTATCTTTGCCTCTTCACTAAACTTCACGCGATGGCCAGCAGGCGCTTCCCATATTGCACCAGGCTCTAGCTCAATCACATTCACGACTTCGTTTGTTGATTCATTGATAATTGCAGCTTTCATGGTGCCCCCTACATGCAGTATTCTGTGATGATGAGATAACCGGACGCACCGCTTCCTCCCGCGCCGCTGTTGGAAGCGCCGCCGCCACCGCCGCCGCCACTGTTGGCTTCAGCAGCTTGACCGTTACCATTATTTTGACCACCTCGACCACCGCCAAGTCCGCCGCCATTGCCGCCCGTTGCGCTGACCGAACCGCCGAATTGACCATTTTCCCCAGGAAACCCGCGAGTTGAAGGATCGCCCGTCCCTGCCGCGCCGCCATTGCCGCCCGGTCCAGGATTATTTATGCCCCCTGTTGTCCCATTGTTCCCCCCCGGAGCGGTCACGAGGGAGCCGAGTGACGTTGTACCACCTGTGGAGCCGATTGTGACTGTTTGCGATGCACCAACCGTTGCCGCTGATAAAACTTTGGATGATTTTGCTCCGCTTCCACCACCGCCGCCAGAAGAACCAGTAGTTGAGCCACCGCCGCCATTGCCACCGTTGCCACCACCACCCATAGCTTCAACTTCGCAATATTTCATACCGCTGGTTGGTGTGTATGTGCCGGAAGAGGTGAATACCTGCCGCACCACGGTCAAAGCGCCACCACCGCCACCACTGCCAAGCTGAAACTGCGTGCCGTCGTAGTTCAGTTCATAGATAGCGCCGGACACGATCTCGCTGCCGGATAGCGCAACCAGTGAAGTGCCGCTGAGCTTATAGATGTTCTTCGTGCCGAGGCCATCGACATTGACGGTCGTTGCGCCTGTATTCGTCGCCGTGGCCTTAAATTTCAACGTGAGTTTGTTCGCATAGGCCAAGACGGGAGGGGTATTTGTAAGCGTTATTGCGTTGGCAGTGCCGCCGACCGTCCCGTTTCTAAATGTGTCGTTCTGCACGTCCTTTGCTGTGGCATGCATAATGCCGCCCGCCGTTGTGCCATCGCCCACATGCAGGCGGGTGTCTGTGGTATTTACTACCGCCTCACCTGCAACGGGGGTCATGCCTGCCACCTGCGCAGACGTGCCGCGCCGTAATTGTGTCTGTGTTGTCGTCATACTACTGATCCCCAATCGTTAAATGCTGTTGCTGTTGATGCCACTGAATCCCAATCATTAAAAGCCGCTGGTGAAGATGCTACGCTTTCCCAATCTAGCGAGGTCACAACGCCACCAGTGCTGCCGATCATGGCATCGACAATCGTCACCCAGTTCGAGCGCGCGCCGAGCATATTCACTGCCCGCACCCGCATGTCATAATTGACGTTTGGCGTGGTGCTCGGGATATCCGCCGACACTGAATCGCCATTGACGAAGAACGACGGACGCCACTCGCTATCGGCTGAGAGCTTGAACTGAATTTCAAACGTGCCGCCGTTAGTAACAAATGCGTTTCCATACGGTGCCCATTGCAGGACGAGGTTGTAAACCGTATCCCCGCCGACCGTTGTGACCGCCCGCGAATCGTATGAAACCGACGAAGGGATGGCCACAATGAACGGGCTAGGCAGGCTGGTATCTGGCGCTCCTGCAATCACCTCGGCGTCGCTGGCTGTCCAGTCGTAGCTCAGCGCGTTTTCTTCACGCAATTGGAGCGTAACGCCCTGCCGCACATCAAATGTCAGATTGACGATGCGAAAAACCTTTTCACTCCACCCGCGCGTGGTGTTGTTCACCTTGATTGTGTCCCACACTGCAAATTGCAGCCCTTTGTAGTTCACCGGCATGGTGACAGAAATTTGCTCACGGCCTTTGCGCAAGATGGTCTTTGCTATGCGCTGGGCTGCTTCTGGATCGGTTGTGTACGGCAGCTTGATGTCGGCATAGATGCGCTCGTTACTGTCCTCTGCCTCATAGGTCGAGCTGGTGATCGCCGGGAAGTCTGTGCTCTGCCAGCTGCTATCCGGCTCGACATATACACCGCGCACGGCGTTGAATAAATCCTGCCGCGCGATTCTGTTGCGCGATTTCATGCTGCCCGTCAGCCATGATTCGTCGACGACCGTTGTTTCCGGCGTGCTGTATGCCCCGGCGTATATCCTGAACGTCCCGCGCGGGACGGTGACGGTGCCGATCATGGCGGTGAGCAGGTCTTCGAGGTTATTAAGTGGCGCGTTGCCTGTATCGACTATCCCGTTGCAGGTGTATCGGTCGATGGTGCTGGCATCGATCTTTGTGATATTTTCATCGCAGATATTGGCAGCCGCAGTGGTGTATGTGTCGTCCACCTCGGCAGACGATGCGCCGAAGCCGTAGGGCTGGTCACCGAAGTCGCGCGATGTCAGGTAATCGCGCACACAGAGTGCAGCGTTGTTGCTCCACGCCGTTAATGTGGTGCGCGGGTCATAGACTTTCTTTCCGCGCACGACCACGTTAAGCATCGGGATGCCGCCTGTGAAAACGTCGGGATTCCACTGGAATCGGATATAGGTATATGCAATCCCGCGCAGGCGATGGTCTGTCGTCCAGTTCGTCGACTCCGCGACCAGTAGCGAATCCGCTGCCTGTGTGTCCGTGCCGACATGGTTCACGATGCGCACATATGATTTGCCGTCTTTTTTATAGCGGTCTTCATTCACAAAACCGCTGCCGTCAATCGTCACGAGGTCTTCGTTCAGGTAGATTTCCTCGAACGCATCCACCTCGTGGCCGCAGTGCATAATAACCATGTGCAGGAACAGGTTGTCGCCCGTCTGCGATACGCCGTCAGAATCCGGCCCCGTCGAATAGGTTTCGACGTATGCCAGCGTCCCGCCGATGCGCGCGCGTCCGTAAATGATTTTTTGCGTGTCGTCAGATAGCCTCACAACGGTTTTTAAGCCGCTATCAAGCCCGGCGGGCGACGCGCCGCCGCTGCCCCCTCCACCACCCCCGCCTCCGAGAGCCGAACCAGCAATCTGGTTGATGCCGAAGCTGACAACGGCACCGAAAGCAGACGATGCAAGTCCTGTAGCCGCAAAGCCAAGGCCGACTGCAATAGACGAGCCTATAGCCGATGATGCGACAGCCGCCACGATAGGGATAGCCGGCGCCATGCTATACCGCCCACGCTTTAGTGCAATGGGTGGTCGGCAATGGCGTCAGGCCGTGCGTCGGTGTTAGGAAATAGCTAAGTCGTCCAGCGCATAGTCCGAGCGCGCCGCAAGGGTGCAGCATCAGGTCGCCGCGCTGCGCGGTCTTTACGGGACGTGACGTAAGGGCTGCGTCGGCAATAGCTTCGGGGTTTGCATAGCCGCGCGCAATCATCAGCGCCGTTGCGCCCTCTTCGGTATCGTACAGCCCGGCCCATTGCGCGGCGTGGTTGGTGCCGGTAATCTGGTCGACGAAGGTCGAAGCCCAGATTGCGCAGTCAGTTTGACCCCAGATAAACGGCGTGTTTTTTGAAGCTTCGAGGTAGTCGTATAACGCCTGCTCCCAGCCCTGATTTCTCATTGTGTTTTTCTGCCCCAGTTTATTTCTTTGTTTGCGGCCTGATCGACAAATTCCAGCCCCTTGTCGCCAGTGAAACGCTGCTGCTGATCTGCATTGGTGAATCGGCGGATCAGCGGCCTATCCCATGCAGCAACGCGGCTCTCGGCAGTGATGGTGACGCTGCACTCCTGCCCTTCTTCAATGTCGGACACATCCATGCGCCCCTGATCGATCTGCACCGGGTCTGAAACGAGAGCGCCGGTGGTCTGATTAAAAAACCCGAGATAGAGCTTGGCAGCCCTGCCCTGATAGTCCTCACCTAGCACTACAGAGATCATGGTGCTGGGCACGCCGGTCAACGTGTAAGTAAGCGTGCGCTTTGATAGTTCTGCGCTTTCCTCGACCGGGCTGACGCTGCCGAACGTGCCGACGCCTAGCCAGTCATAGCCGCCCCATGTGATCGTCCCGAGCGATGTATGCGCGCGCACGAAGCCACCAGCAAAATCGAGTTCGGCAAAAAGTATGGCGACGGGGACGCTGTCATCTGTCACAGCAGTCAGCGTGGAAGCGTCTAGCCCTCTGCTCATGGTATCGACTCGAATGCGCTGATGGTTTTTTCGCCGTAGAGGCTGTTATGGTTCGATGGCCACAAGAGCTGGTTGTCATCAATCAGGCGCATTTTAACCTTAGGCGCGGTTACAGTGATTGCGGCGTTGTCCGCCGGGCTTGCACGCAGGTACGGCTCGAATGTGAGCGTGGTTTCCCCGCTGCCGTTGGTGTCTGCATCTGCCGTCAGGCGCTTAAGTTCGCCACCAACGCTGAAATAATCGCCCGCCTTGAGCCATCCGACTGTGCTTGCCGTGCAGCCATCAATCAGCAGGCTTGTCCCCGTCTGCCCTGCACCTTTGACCAGCGGTGTGCCTGTGCCGACGCCGATGTTTGTCTTCCAGTCAGGGTCGGACGCATAGAACGTCCCAGAGATGCCGCGCAGCTTGGATAAAAATGCGATCCACCGCGCCGCATCGCTGCGGTTCATCTGCCGCATGGTAATGTCCATCCGCCACCGCGCGCCCGCAAGTTCAACGGTCTGCACCGATTTGTTGAGCGGGCTAGTGAAAATCTGCGTGTTGGTTTCAAGATAAAAGTTTGACGCCCTTATGAAGCCAAGGGTCGAAGGCATATCGAGTGTTGTCATTAGCGTTTACCGACAATCTTCGCAGCGCTACCGCCGCGCTGGATGCTTGCGAACACGGCGTCATGCGCCTGCGATGCGATGTAAGGGGCTGCTTGCATGATTTCCTGCCGCGCAGCACCGCGCACGGAGTCGTTGAATGTGAGGTTCTGATGCACGACAATCTGCTGCCCGCCACCCCCTTGACGCATGGCTTGCGCTTGTGGCGCTGGGATAATCATCTCACCTTTGTGGACTTTGGCGATCATGTCGTTTTGCACGTTAAATTCGCCAGTCGCGCGGGACGGGAAGAGGAAGCTCGAAATACTGCCGCCAATGCCGCTGCTTTTTATCCAATCACCAATGCCCTCGGACAATGGGTTGATGATGGTGGTGCGGGCGATCTGCCGCGCGACACCGTTCAAAATTCCACTGATTGCATCGCCTGCGTTGCGAGCGTCGAAGATTGCAGCCTCGAATGCATCGCCCAGCCTGTCCTGAATTTGCTCTGATAAACGCTCGGCTGCTTTTGCGGAGTCGTCGAGCTTTTCTTTCTGGTCTTTAAGGGCATCGTTTAAGCCCTTCACATGCGTTGTGGCAACACTCGATTTCTCAGCAATTGACCCGTATTGCTTGGCTAGGTCGGTGCTTTTGTCGGCAACTTCAGTTGCGAAGCCGCCAGATTTTGCTTTCTCAAAGTAAGCGCGCATATCTGCCTCACGCTTAATCTGATTTTTTCTAAGCTGATCAGATGCATAAGCAGAAGTAATGTTTGAATAGCCGCCAGCGGGGATGTTCCCAGTAATTCCGCCGGGTGTTCTGCCTGATTTTACTTGAAACCATTCAATTTTTGCAGCGGCCTCGTCAATATACCTGAGGAAGTCAGCAAACCCACCAGCAACCGCATTGCGCGCATCAATGGCAGCCCCGGCAATCGCATCCCCAAAATCATCGAGGCGCTTGATTTGCTGCTCGTCCAGCGCGCTGCCGAGTTCTTTCTGCTGATTGACGAAGCTTTCGAGGTCGCCGCCTGCCTCTGCGAGAAGCGGTTTCATTTTAGCGAACCCACGGCCAAGCAGCGCACGGCCAATCTCTGCCTGCTCGGCGCTCGATCCTACTTTCGACAGCGCGTTGGCGATGGCATAGAATGCCTGCTCGCTGCCCATCTTTTCAAGTTCGGAGGCCGAGAGGCCGAGCCGCGTGAATAGGTCGAGAAGCGTTGCGTTTCCGCTGGTGGCCTGCCCTATGTTCGCCGTCATGATGCCGATGGATGCCGAGAGCGCCTCGATGCTGCTGCCGCTTTGTGTCAGCGGAACCTCGAGCGATGCGAGGCTGCCAGCGGCGAAGTCTATTTGCGCCGCCATATCGGTGAATTTCCCAGCCGCATCGACCCCGGCCTTGCCGAGCGATACAATCTGAGAAACGACGACCGCCGGTGCGAGATAACGCAACGCCATCGAAACGGCACCGAAGGAAGATTCCATCTTCCCGGCGGCCTGCTTCGTGGTGGCCGTCATTTTATTAAGTTCGTTTTTCAGTGGCGTCGCATCGGCGCTTATCTTGACGACCAGTTCTTCAAGCGTTGCCATGTTTTAACCTGTCTTTGCGTTGTTCTTCTTCGATCAGCGTGCGCAATTCCTGCACGTCGTCTTCGCTCAGTTTACTCTGCGTATCTTTTGCGACCCCGTTGGCCTGCGCCCATCCGTCGTATGCGTCGGTCACATCCCACACATTCGCCGCCCAGAAATCAGCGGGCGACCAGAGCAGCACGCCTAAGCAGAAGCGTCGGTATTCAGCCCACGGGAAGGTTGGGTCGCTTCTGCGATTATCGCTTCCATTTCTGCCCTTTTTTTTTGACGGTCACGGTTCGGAGTCATGGCAACAGCGAGAAAAGCCATCACTCGGAGGCGCAGCAGCTCGTGCTCCTGCCCTGTAATGCCCACTTCATCGACCAGCCACTCACCGAGCTTGGCCTCGTCGGCTTCGTGCCCAGAGCAGCGAATCAGCACCGCGAGCAGTTTGGCAAATTCGTCCAGCCGCATCATGTGGATGGTGCTTTGAAGCTGGACGATGTCTTTGCCGAACGCTTGTTGCAGTTCTTTCAGCGTATTGAATGAGCCGTTCAGGCAGTATTCCTTGCCCGCCAGCGTCATCAATGCATCTGGTGAAACGGTGCTCATACTAGAAGCGCACCAAGTTCACCGCAGCAACAGTCAGCCCGGTGATGACGTCAATCGCTGGGGTGAGCTGCCCGCTGCTGTTGTTGAAACGTGCAGGAGGGAACGGCCCGACGATGCATTCGCCGCCGTTCGTGCCGCTGCCGGGGATGGTGTAGGTTTCGGCCATATCAGCGGCGCTGATCGTGCCGAAGCCCGGCTTGTCAGTAGCGTTGCCCGACATGGTCAGCGTGCGCGCGGATGCGTTCGAGTTTTTGAACAGAAGGAAAACGTTGCCATCGTTGAGGATGGTATCGCCAGAAGCAGCAATTGCACCGTAGGTATGGTTGAGAGCGGCTTGGTTCAGGGTTTGGACAGTAATAGCAGCCATTGTTATTGCTCCTTAAACGTTGGTGAAGGTGAGGGTGCCAGAGGACTGCAAGCTTGCCGAGAAGGCGAGCGCGTCGTTGAACGAGCTTTGCTCCTGAAAGCTGGCGACGTGGAATGTCCCCTGAATTGCGTCGTTGTCTGACCCGATGATATAAAACACGTTCGCGCTGTTAGCTTGGCAGTAACCTTTGAACGTTTCGTAGGTTGCCGAATCAGAAGCCACGCCATCGAAGGAAATGTCCACGCCCTGAGTGCCAGCGGCCTCAAGCAGCTCGCGCCACCCGCCAGAATCCTTGTTCGTAATATCGACCAGCTCGTTGTTGATTGAAACCGTCAGGTTTTTAACCCCTGCCACGGTTCCACCAGCGCCCGATGCGCCGAGTTTTAACAGATGCGATCTTCCTTTTTGTGCGGCCATTTTTTATTCTCCTTTAAAGTGTGGTTTCGGTGATTAGGGCACGGAACCGCTGGACTCCGTGGTAGTAGTGGTCGTTCGCGCCGTCTTCGGCGGTTTCCTGATAGGTTTCCTCGAATTCTCGGTGGATGTAGACCAGCGTGAACCCGGTGACGGTGATGTTGCTTTCCTGACGATGCAGTGCGTCGAAGATGTGCCCCATCAGGGTTTTCACCGACTTGCGCCCGGCCACCTCGTAATCCCAGCAGTGAATCGTGACGGTGGCTTCCCATCCGTTCGCCGACTTCGTGTCGCCCTCGGTCAGCGTATCGTCACCGATCAGAACGTATGGCGCGGCGGTATCTTGCGGGACGTGGTCGTATATCTTCGAACCACCCAGCGCCGTGGTGAGGGCAGAGT